TAGCATTCTGAAATTCTTTATTCTTGGGATCTTCTTCATCAATCATCAATTTTTCAGAAGCTCTGGAGAGTTTATCAAACAGCTCTAAATTAGTAAAACATAACAAACGAGCTGCGCACAACTTCACAAGTGCCATGGCTGGGGTTTGGAGAGAAGTCTTTTCGCATAAAGAAGCGACGACTTTTGAATTGTTAACGTACGGGAGAATCTTAGTTCCCATTTCACACTTAAATTCTACTGGCCTTGTGGACATATATTCTACGTCCCAAAGAGGAATAGGGTCTAACCCATTTCTTTCAATTTCCCACCCAAGGTCTTTACAAATAGAGTCATAAGTTGCGCTCCAAACAGGCACAGAGACTTTAAAATTTTTGAGTATGGCTAAAAATTGATCATCACCAAGCTCATCGTCTGCTATTTTTCGTGCCTCTTTGTACGTTAAACCACATCGTATGGATGTTGCAAAGGAGACCAGCTTATGAACAGCTGTATTTCTGGGAGTTGTTCTTCCATCACCAGAATTTTGTCCTCGAAACTTCAATATAATTTCTCCACAAGGGAGAACAACGTAAGAGAAAAATGAATCATATGTTATCTTACTACGTAATTGATCAAGGTCTACATTAAAATCACTTAGACCTAATTCAACACGATATTTATCCCAAGAACCTAAGAGCTCACTGAACTTCATGAATTTTGTTATATACATAGAATTGTTCACCTCGCACTCAAGTTGGGCTAAATAATATTGCATTCGAGAATCCCACTTGCCCACATCAGAAAAGTTGCAATCATAATCACGCAACGGGGCAAATTTAGCATCATAATCTCCAAAGAACAGGGACATTCCCATTCCGATGTTTAGTTTTTTCCAATTTTCGGCCATAGCCATATCAAGGTCGTAATTAACCATGTGGCTCAACATCATTAACATTAAAGGGCCGATTTGAAAGGATCTAACTTTACCTTCTTTTACTTTACCAGCATCTCTCATTTCTTCTTTCTGGACAGCCGACCATATCGGCAAATATATATTATGGTAATAGCCATGAAAGAATTGTACAAAGGATTTTCGAAATTCTTCATCATCTAAACATTCACCTTTGCTTCGATAAAAATTATTGAGAGGATAAGTTGCACTTTTAGACCTATCTATTAGGGGCAAAACATCGTCTAATGTCAAAATATTGGGAGTATAATGCATCTCTCTTTTCCAACGCAACAAATAACTTTGTGCTTCTTTAAACAATTTAAGATCATATTTGGAAAGAACGTTTGCAAGATATTTTTCAAAATCTTTATAGACATAACGATGATCGACAGGTGTCAACACATAATCGTCTTGAAGACGATCAACGTCTATACCTTCGGCAGCCAAATACTTCCGACAAATATTGTCACGTTTGAAGTTGGACTTATTGCCTGGTTTACGTGGTGTAGTGCCTAAATACTGGTATTCAGTAACATCTTCCTTTTTCGTCGTGGGTGAGAAGGCTTCTGAGAACATACTCACGACGGGTCTTATTCTGGAGCGGACTTTAAGGGGAAGGAAGTCTATAAAAACCCCTAAGCCGCCAAGCTCATCTAGTTTTTTGGAGGAAAAGACATG